CGGATGTGCCGCTCCAGGGCGACCTCCTGGCACCGGGTCCGCTCCAGGTCCGTCAAGACCCGCCGTTCGATGTAGTCCATGACTAGCCGTCTAGCGGCTGCCGTCCTGAAGGTTGGATCCGGATCATACCGGCAAGGGCCTGGTTCACCGGCCCCATAGCCCACGGATGGTTCTCACTACGCCCCCACCGGTAGACCGTCCTCCAGTGGACCCCCAGGTGCCGTCCTATCTCCATATAACTGAAGCCCATATCCCGAAGCCGCCGGACCAGATGGGCCGTGTCAGATTGTTCAATCGTTACCATCAAAATCCCCCTTTCGCCCAGTATACACCCGTCCGGGCAGCCTTACACGGAACAGATAAAAAACAATATTTGTAAAGAAAAGGGGCCGAAAAGGGGCCAATTTCGTACCGATTCCCAGATTGGTCCCATTTTAGCCTCCAAACTATGTACATTTTGTACAATCCTACCTATAATGGTTCCATAGGAACCACCCAAGCAGCAACAAAAACAACCGACATATAAGAAAGAGAGCCGGAGGTCGCGAGGCCGGTACGAGTGCAAGGTGCCACGACGCGGCGGCTGACGAAGCCGACCGAAGAGCACCAGCCCAGCGCTACACAAGTGGGCTAGCCGATTCCCGAAGTCACGATAGACGGAAGGACGAAGGTGAACGGAAACAAGGTGAGGCAGGGGATGACGACATCCCCTTAAACCGCAAAGCTGGTGCCAAGCCCAGTAAAATTAAAGCGGTGAGGTAAGACAAGATGAAAAACGCAACGCCAATCAATCACGGACGGATCCCCTACCTTTGCAGCGCGAAAACTTCAACCGGTTACTGCACCAACAACGCCGACGTTGTTCTAACTAACGGTCCCATCCTCTGCAACAAACATTACACCATAGACTCCAAAGACCCAGCCGCCGCCGGACGGCGAGCCGCCAAAGCCAACAACGAATAACGGTGAGGCCACCCGCTCCGGCGGGTGTAAACCCCATAACTGGTGCCAAGGCCAGTAAATAAATAAAGGGGTTTGGAGTAAACCATGAAATTCTCAGATCACAGATTCGGAGTGGAAATCGAGTTCAACGTAACCAGAGGCCGCCGACCAGGACAGGGACGGATGAATGAACTAGCCTCTCTTATAAGTGAGGCCGGAGTCCCATGTGTCGCTGAGGGATACAACCACCACACCCGGGAATACTGGAAGATGGTAACGGACGCCTCAGTCCCCAACGGGTTCGAACTGGTAAGCCCTCCAATGAGGGGGCTTGAGGCACGGGAACAGATCCGAACGGTCTGCAGGGTGTTAAAGGAACAAGGCTGCTTCGTAAACATCAGCACCGGCCTCCACGTCCACCACGACGCGGACGGCATGACCGCCAAACAGATGGCGAATGTCGGTGAGATCTACAAACTCCATCAGCCCATCATCGATCTTCTACTGAGCCCAAGCCGACGGGGAGGGATGTATGCAAGGCCGATGGACCACTACCGCCACTGGGAATTAGCGATAGGGGCAGGGCCAAGAACTCCCATGCAACCCAGAGCGTTCGCCGGTGAAGCCAATGGAGGCGGCCGGTATTTCGGAGTCAACTTCACGGCTTACCTGAGGCATGGAACCATCGAGTTCCGACAGCACCAGGGCTCACTCAATCCAACCAAGATCTGGAACTGGATAGTCTTCACCCAGATGATCATGAATCGGGCACGCTCCAAGCAGACCAAAGCCAAACTGTTGAAACCCTACCAGGACATGGACGGAGTCCTCAAGGACTGGTACTTGCTCAAACAGGAACTCAAAGCGGAGATGCTGAAAGACCGTGATGAGATAACCCACGAAGCCATGCAGAACTTGGCCGTCCGTTTGGGAATAGGTGGCCCATCAAGAGGAAACCCGGAAGGCGTTGAGATCGAAGAAGAGAACCGGCAACGACGGCGCCGGACCACAACGCGGAACTAAGGGTGAGTGGCCCGTCCTTCGGGGCGGGTGTAACCCCACAGGCCGGTCACAAGTCCGGCCAAATAAAAGAGGGGTTGGAGCAAACCATGAAACCCAATATGTTCGACGGTTTAACAGTTCGATGGTTATCTGGACAAGATACCCAATGCGAGGCTTTTCTTGGTAGCGATGAAACCCCAACCGTTGAGGACGCGATTCCTTGTTCGGCTAAGGCTGAGGTACTGATCACTTATAACAGCGGAAGAATCGAATCAAGCTGCCACCACCATTACATAACTCGGACGGCAAACCCAAACAGAGAGATCCTGGAATAAGCGTGAGTCAGCCCCGTTTCGGCGGGGCCGTAAACGCCCAGCACGGTGACAAGGCCGTGTCAATCAAAGGCGTTTGGAGGTTCCCATGTGTGGAATCGCTGGATTCTGCCTTGGGCCGGGAAAAGACCGGACTGAGGAAGACTACTCAACTATCCGGGAGGAGTTCACCCGTTTGCTAGTGAACTGCCAGGTCCGGGGCGTGGATGCCGCCGGAGCATTCGTGGTCAATAAAGGGATTGGAAACATCTTCTATTATAAGGCCCCTAAGAAGGCTTCCCGTCTTACCGAAGACGCGCAGTTCCTGTCCTTGATGGACAAGATTGGGCCGGACACCGTGGCGGTGATTGGACATACCAGGGCAGCCACGACCGGCAGCCCGAAGGAAAATTCCAACAACCATCCCATCATTGATGACCCCATCATTGGGGTCCATAACGGTATGATCCGCAACCACCGGGAATTGGGAAGGCTTTACACCAAAGTAGCTGAGGTCGACTCGGCTGCCATCATGGCCCTCTTGAGGGATAGTAGTACGGAGAAACCTTTGACCGTCAACGACCTGGTGACCCGTTTACCGGAACTGGAAGGCGGATATGCCATAGCCGTCGTGGACGCGCGGAAACCTGATGGGATATTCCTGGCCCGGAACAGCAATCCAATCTGCATGACGCGGAACTACAAGCTAGGATATCTGGCCTTCGCGAGTACCGGTGAGATATTACGGGAAACCTTCGGAGAGAAGACCCGGACCTTCCTGATGCCTGCCCATAGCGTCTGCCGTATCGGTAGAGGTTGCATGAAGAAGAAGGTTAAATTCTACGCAGAGGAGGCGGGTGAAGAGCCCGCCCCCATAGAAACCCAAACTAAGATGGAACTGCCTACGGCGACCGTTAAGAAGGGTAAGAACCGCAAGAGCCGTAAGAACCCCAAGTGGCTGATACATGCTAAGAGAAAGATCCATCCTGATGCGGACCTTACCAAAGAATTGCCGGTAGTCAAAGTGGTTTGGATACCCAGTGAAAGGTATGCCGACAAGTACCAGCAGATCTATATGGAAGGAGCCGTTGAACGGAAGGACGGGTACAAACTCCTTGAAGGAACGGACCTCCAGATAACCAAACAATGCACATGCCCAAGCCGTATTCAAGGGAATAATCCTAGTTGGTCTTGTGAGCAACAGGCTTGTGAATGTGACGCCTTTGATTTTACCGGGCTCGGTAACGGTTTAACCGTCCACCATCATGAACGCTATATCTACTAAGAGGTGAGGACAGCCCTTCGGGGCTGTAAACCCCCAGTCGCCGGTTCCAAGGCCGGGGCAAAATTATTGGGGGCGAGGAATATCATGGAACACATTATTCAAGCCATAGACCACGGCAGCCTTCGGTTCCGGGATTGCGGTCCCAAGAACTACGAGGTGTTCATCAAGAACGGGAGGCTAGGCGACAACCAGGTCGAGGTCATTATGACCATCTCCAAGGAGGAGATCAAACGGCTAGCGAAAGCTAGCTAGGGGAGTGGACGGCTCTTCGGGGCCGTTTAACCCGCAGGCTGGTCACAAGCCCAGCTAAATCTAAGGGTTAGGTGTAGACCGAGGAGTAGTCGACATGGCATCACAGCGTGATATTGCCGTGACCGTCGAAACCATTGGCCCAATAACGGCCCAGGAATATCTGAATCAAATGCCCAAGAATAGACGCCTCAGCCAAGCAGGGGTCGATCGGTGGGCCAAGGCTATGAAAGAGGACGATTGGATACCTGAAGCGAACGGACCCATCCGGTTCGATACCGATGGGAACCTGATCGATGGGCAGCACCGCTTGAGGGCTTTGATCGCCACCGGGTTGGCCCTTTCCTTCATCGTGGTGCGTAACGTCCCGCTCGCTGGCCTCTATGTCATGGACCTCAACAGGACGCGCACCCTGGCAGACGCCCTCTATATAAATGGAGAAGCTGATAGCGGAGGCCTGGCAAGTACCATCAACTTCTATTCCGAATATCTCAGGTCCGGCATGGTGCAGAAGATATCCTGGGGTGGAAAGGGCCTCACTATCCCCGAGGCCCTGGCTCTATTGAATGAAGCTCCAGGACTCCGGGGTAGTTTGAAGACCGGACATTCCATGCGCCGGTTCTTCCAAGGAGGAGCGGGCCGGTGGGCCATCGTTCATTATATCCTCAGCGGAGTTGACGCAGAAGACGCCGCGGCGTTCCTGTCCCAACTCTCCACCGGCATAGACCTGCATCAAGCCCATCCGATCCTGCACCTGCGAAGGCGCTTGCTTGAAGACGCTGGAGCGATTCGCAAGCTGCCGATCCGCGACTATACGGCGCTGATATTCAAGGCCTGGAATATGTGGCGGACCGGCAAGACGACCCCCCGAGCTCTTTATTGGCGGGCTGGTGGGCGTAACCCGGAATCCTATCCGGTCCCGGAATAAACACCAGGGGAGTGGCCCCGCTTCGGCGGGGTTAACCCGCGAGCCGGTCACAAGTCCGGCTAATCTGTCGGGTTGGAGGAACCATGATCGAGCCGACCGTGGAATCCATAATGGAAGAGGCGCGGCGCGTCGAAGGCCGAGCCAGGAAGCGGTGCCTGAGCCGTGGCGATGCCAAGGTCTTCGTTGAACTGAGGGAGGAGAATCCCGGGAAACGGGTCCGGGTCTATTCCTGCCAGGGCTTCGTGCCCAATGCCTATACCTATAGGGTAGAGATAACCTACGTGGAGTGTGGCCCCAGCGGGTCGATCGTCGTAGGGCGGGACGGAGCGCAAAGGCCGAACGGCCGCGGATCCCTTCGGACCGTGGGCAACCGCTCTGCTGATTTGGGGTAATTATTAAATGATGCAAACAACATTAAGTGATGGCCGTAAGGTTACGGCTGGCGAATGTATAACCATCGAAGACGCCTTATATGGCCCTGACGGTCAAGGCCCTTCCCTGGAGGGTCATCGGCAACTACGCGAAGAGGCAACCGTCTTCGGCCCCAAATACTCCGACTGGCATCTGATCTGCTACTGCTGCGAAGGCCGCGGGGAACACGGTTGGTCGCCGCCCAGCTACTTCAACGGCGCTACCGGCCCTGACAGCGGCGATTATGGTTGCGATCCCTGCGCCGGGACCGGCAAGTTCAAAGTAATAACGGAGAGGTGAGCCAGCCCCTTCGGGGGCCGTAACCCGCAGACCGGTGGCAAGCCCGGTCAAAATAACACGGGTTGGAGGAACTAATGTTCATCGTGAACGTCACCCAGGAAGATATCGACCACGGCAAGCCGCTGGATAAGTATTCATGCCCTATCGCCCTGGCCCTTCATCGGGCCGGGTTTCCGGTCTGCTCGGTCTACACCGAGTTCGCCTCGATCATGGATACCGATGGTCACTGGACGGACTACCAGATGCCCGAAGCCGCCGTCGCTTTCGTCGGGAATTTCGATCGTTACACCCACGGCGAAGATACTAGCGGGGTGATCCACCCGTTCAGCTTTGAGCTCGGGATGAGCCGTCAGGAATAGTTGAGGTAAGGTGAGCCACCCACCCTCCGGGGTGGGCGTAACCCGCAAGCTGGTGGCAAGCCCAGCAAACTAAGCGGGGTGGAGGACCCGATGGGGAATCATTGGGACGAAGCCGACCCGACCGATAGGAAACGGGACAAGCGGCTGAACCTGGCAGAAACCCTTCTGGCGACGGTGAAGGCCGATCTTAATGCCGCCGTCACGACCTGTCCCTCCTGTGGGACGGACCACAAGGAAGACTGGGATGAGTTCATGGCTGGTCAAGCCCTGGAGGGGGCGATGACCCGGATCAAGAAGGCCAAGCACCTGCTGGACGTATCCGTTGAGAAACGGCGCTATGGGGTGAAGACCGCGGCTGAGCTAAAAGCCGCTAAAGCATCGGAGGAGTGAATGAGCATAACGGTCCAGACCTATATGGGCGAGGTATTCACGGCCGACTCCTGGGACGACCTGGTCGGTCAACTTAAACTAACCAACTTCTCCCAGCCTCAGGACAAGGCCGAGCTGATGGAACGCGTGGCCTGGAGGATAGAGCAATGGCAGGGGGAAGGGATAAAGTTCGGCACCTGCGAGGACTTCATCCGGGAATTAGACCGGGTGGGGTTCCTCGAGATCACAGATAAACCAAAGGATGGAATATGACGATCAAATATCCACACATCTATGTCAGGCTAGTCGGGGAGGACGGGAACGCCTTCGCCATCATGGGAAGGGTCACCGAGGCCCTTCATTATAAAGGCGTCGACAAAGCCGAGAGGGACCTGTTCCTCAAGGAATGTATGAGCGGCGACTATGACAACCTGCTGCGGACCTGTACCCAGTGGGTCACGTGTGACGCCGACCCCGACGGATAGTGCGGTCCCTTCAACCCATCACGGTGACGTGGTGGGTTGAGATGGGTTACACTGCCCGGGCAGTTGCCCAAATATATAGAAGGGGGCTAGTTATGCCTCACGAACTATCGATCGCCGCCAATGGCGAAGCAGAGATGTTCTACATCGGGGACACGCCCTGGCATGGGCTAGGGCAACGCCTGGAGGGTCCGGCCACCGCGGAGGAAGCTCTGGAGGCCGCGCACCTGGATTGGACGGTCGCCCTTGAGCCGGTCTACCGAGGGACCCATGATTGGTTCAAGACCCGTTACAACGAGGTTGACCCTTACCGATTCATAGTCCGGCAAGACAACGGCAAGGTCCTGGGCCTCCGTACCGAGCACTACAGCCCGATCCAGAACGTCGACGCCTTCGGGTTGTTTGACGCGGTGATGGGACCGGGCCAGGGACAATACCATACGGCTGGCGCCCTGCGTGATGGCAAGATCGTCTGGATCCTGGCGAAGATGGGCAAGTCCTATGAGGTAGTACCGGGGGATGAACTGGAACCCTATATCCTCCTCAGCACCAGCCACGACGGCAGCCTGGGCTTAACCATGCGGCCGACTATGATCCGGGTAGTCTGCTCCAATACCTTACACTTCGCCTTCCGGCGTGGTTCGGCATCGGACATCGTGACGATCCGTCATAGCGGAGATGTCTACAGTAAAGCGGTCCAGGCCCGTGAAGGCTTGGGCCTATCCCAGGCATACTTCGAACGGATGATGGAAGGGGTTGACGGATTGGTCAATGCCAATATGACCACCATCGATATGGAGTCCTTCGCCACGGCCCTGGTGAAGCCCAAGCGTATGGAAGCCGAGGCCGTAG